GAGAATAGAGTTCGTATATTTCCAAATTCTTTTTTAATTCAGAAGTGATATTTATAGATATAATTTAAATAATAAACTTAATGGAGAACTTAGCTTCTATATTTTTACACAGTAGAACACAAGCACATGAATTTCATACAAGAGTTTCAGGTCCGGGTTCATTAGCAATTCATATGGCATTAGAAGATTATTATACTCAAATAGTTCCACTTGTTGATGGTTTAATAGAAGCGTATCAGGGGCAATTTGGTTTAATACAATATAAACAAGTAAATGGAGTTGATAATAATGCAACAAAGGAAAATATAATTTTATACTTTGATAAGTTAATATCTATTCTAAAAAGAGAAAGAGAAATAGATGAGTTGCAAGAGAGTTGGATTCAAAACGAATTAGATAATATTGCAAAATTGTTATATTCAACAAAATATAAATTGGTTAATTTAGCATAACCACAAATATAAATTAGATGTCAGTAAATTCAAATATAAATAACTATCCAGGATCATCATCTTTTGAAAGTGGTCAAACACCTTTTGGAATATATGATGATGATAGTATATTTGGAGATGATGCTCCAAAAGTGGCACTTTGGTGTGCGAGGAGATTGGGATACCCGATTATAGATGTTGAATTAATAGATGATCAATTTTATGCGTGTTTTGAGGAAAGTATATCCGAATACTCTGCGCAGGTAAATCAATTTAATATAAGAAATAACTTATCAATTGTAGCCGGTCAAAGCACATCAACAAATTATACCGGCCAATTGGTAGATGGTTCATTTATACCAACGATAGTAAGAGTAAGTGATGCGTATGGAACATTGGCCGGTGTGGGTGGTAGAACCGATATAAAAAGAGGAGCAATTAGCGCAAGTGCAAATACCCAATCCTACGACTTAAAAGAATTTGCGGAAACACATGAAAGTGGAAGTAGAATAGAAATTACAAAAGTTTATTTCGAACCTAAACCCGCATTATCAAGATTCTTTGATCCATATTCCATTAGTGGTATGGGAACATTAAACATTACACAAGAATTTGGATTTAGTTCTTTTTCAACTGCAACTCAATTTGTATTGATGCCGTTTTATGAAGACCTTTTAAGAATTCAAGCTATTGAGTTTAATGACCAAATAAGAAAATCGGCGCATACATTTAATATAGTAAATAATAAATTAGAAATTTTTCCTGTTCCAACTGCTGACCATAAAATCTTCTTTGAGTATTATGTTAAAAAAGAATTTGAAAAAAATTCAATAACAACTACACCAAATGTAATTTCAGATTATTCAAACATTAGATATAGTTTTATACCTTATAGAAAAATAAATGATGTTGGAAGACAGTGGATACGAAAATATACATTAGCACTTTCTAAAGAGTTATTGGGTGCGATTAGAGAAAAATATAATACAATTCCTATACCGGGTGGAGAAACCACTTTAGATGGTGCGCAACTTAGGGCGGAGGCAACTGCGGAAAAAGAAAATCTAATTACACAATTAAGAGAAAATTTGGAAGAGGTAAGTAGAAAAACTCAATTCGAAAATAAAGCAGCTGAAACTCAACAACAATTAGAAATGTTACAAAAAGTTCCATTATCAATTTATATAGGATAAAATGCCACGTTTTAATTCAGCGAGAGATATAAAATTTTTTGAGCAGATTTCATCGGAATTAGTTGATGATGTGATAGAAACATTAGTAACTCTTTTCAAAGTAAATGTGACGGAAACCTCATATAATCTTTATGGCGAATCTCTAAACAAAAGATACTATAAAGGAATGGAAACTTATAGTGTTATAGAAAGGGATGCTACCGAAGCTAATTATGAAGGATATGGTTCGGATGCAAGTAGAACAACTCGATTCCGATTCAATCGCCATACTCTAATAGAAAAAGATTTTTATCCTGAAATTGGTGATTATGTTTATTTGGATGGTTCGTATTATGAAGTGTTTAATGTAAATGAAGATCAGTGGATTGGTGGACAGGGTGGTAATAAGTTTTCAGTTATATGTGAAACATTTATTAGCAGAAATGCAACTATTAATTTAGAACAAATAACTAGATAATGGCAGATAAAGAATTTTCAAAGATAGTAAAACAAAACGAATCTAGTATGATAGAAATATCGTTAATAGATGTCGATACTATTGTTGCCAATTATATGGAAAAAAATTTGATACCGGTATTAGAACAAAATGGTAATCAAATTAATGTACCACTACTTTATGGAAATGCGGAAAGATGGAAATCGGCTCAAAAAGATGGGTATATAAAAGATAAATTGGGTAAAATTCAATTACCAATTATAATGTTTAAAAGAAATTCAATCGAAAACAACGAAACATTAAAATTTTTAAGAGACCAAAAATTAACCTACCCAACCGTAAGAAAATACTCACACAAACATTCTTATGATAGATTTTCATTGCTCAATCCGGATTTGAAAAAAAGGTTTGAAGCCTATGATGTAAGAATGCCGAATTATGTTACACTTACTTATGAGGTAGTATTTTGGACAGGGTTCACCGAACATAACAACAAAATTATTGAGCAATTTCAATATGCAAATGAATTGTATTGGGGTGAAGATGATAAGTATAAGTTTAGAGTATTGGTAGGTAATTTCGATAATCAGCAGGAAGTTGGTGCAGGGGCAGAAAGAATCATCAGAACAACCTGCACTTTAAGTGTAAATGCTTACCTATTACCAAAAAGATTTGAAAATCAACCTACAACTCAAAAAGGATTTACAATACGAAAAGTGGTTGTTGGTAATGAAGTTGTATTAAATGGTGGATTGGGAACTGATGTAAATGGAAAATTAACAACAAACTTGGAAGATAAATTGGATGCGAAAAGAAATCAGATTTTAGGGAACGATTTGGAAAAAGAAGATAAGAGATATGATTCTTAATACTACAATTTTTTAACCTATATATTTATAAAAGAATTCAACAATAAAATATTAAATGGCAACTTTCCAAATAAGAAGAGGTGGTAGTAGTGCTAAAGGGACACTAGGGTATGGAGAACCATACTTAAATGCTGATAGCCAAAGTATAGTTTTTGGTGCTAGTGGTAGTGAAGAAATAACTTTGGTTAAATTAAATACTGGTAAAACTTCATCTTCTAAATGGAGTGGTTCTTTGGCAAACTCGGGTTCATTATCCATAACAGGAGATTTAACTGCATCTAACGCTTATTTTGCTGGAAATGTTTTTGTTAGTGGTAATATAAAGATTGGTGACCAAACATCTGATGTTGTAAATCTTATTGCAACTTTAAGCGGTTCATTAACACCAGATCAAGATAGTATTTACGATGTTGGTGCTTCTAATAAAAAATGGAATAAATTATTTGTCAATAGTGCATCTATTGTTCATATTGAAAATTTAGGAAATGTAACCCATATTTCCTCATCATTGGCAAGTTTAAATGGAGCAACTTCGAGTTTGTATTCATATACTGCTTCTAATGATGCTACTAATACAACTCAAAATAATAGATTAAATAATTTAGAAACTGCTAGTGGAAGTTTAAATTCATATACATCCTCTCAAAATACTATAAATTCAATAATTAATACTCATACACAAAGTGTCAATAATAGATTAAATAGTATAGAAGGTGTAAGTGGTTCATACGCAACAACGGGAAGTAACAATTTTATAGGAAATCAAAAAATTACAGGATCTTTATCAATATCTGCGGGTGAATTTAATGTTGTGACTGGAAGTGGAGCTGTAACCAGTTCTTTAACTTTTGATCACACTCAAGCAGATGGTGTAAATCTAGAATTAAAATATGATAATAATTCTACTAATGATGAACATTCATTAAAAGTAAAGGTTTGGGAAGCTGGAATTTATACTTATTTCAAGCGAAATGGTACAGATTATCCTATATTCAATGTTGAAAATTTTCTCAATAGGAACTTATACATTTATACGGATACTCGATTATATGATTCAACTCTAACAATTGATAATAATCTTTTTGTTAAAGATAATGCCGAAATCACAGGTTCTCTAATTGTATTGGGTGGCGTAACTGCTTCTATACACTCAACAAACGGAGTAATATCAGGTTCATCTCAAATAATTAGTATATTAGACCCATTAAATAATGCAAGTCAAAGTATTCATATTGCAACCGCATCACTAAATTCATTTAGTGCATCGGTTATTGCAACTGGTTCTATAATAAATACATTTACATCGTCTGTAAATTCTTACACATCTTCTTTAAAAGATGCAATTGAATTAACTGGTTCTGCGGTAACAATTAAAGGAAACCTTTTAGTTAAGGGTGTTACAACTACTGTAAATTCTACAACAGTAGATATCGGTGATAATATAATTTCACTTAATGGTAGTGCTGCATCAAATGGTGGCTTAATTATAAGAGATGCATCAGGTGGTTCAATTAATTCAGGATCTATACTTTGGGATACTGCAAACGATTATTGGATAGCAGGTATTGCAGGTGCAGAAGAAAGAATAATTTTAGAAACACAGTATAATACTTTTAGTTCATCTATTAATAGTAGAGGAGTAAATTTAGAAATACAAAGTGCAAGTTTTCATTCTTACAGTAGTTCTATAAATTCTTATACTGCATCTAATAACACAACAAATACCACTCAAAATAGTAGATTAGATGCAATTGAAACTTCAACAGGGAGTTTAAACACTTATACTGCTTCAAATGATGCTACTAATACAACTCAAAATAGTAGGTTAAACTCATTAGAAGTTGAAAGCGGTAGCGTAAGAACAACTTACAACGCATATACATCATCTGCGAATACAAGATTGACATCATTAGAAACTGAAAGTGGAAGTATTAGAAGTGATTTTAATACACATACTTCATCATTCAATGTTGCAAGTTCTTCTTTTAACACAAGAGTTGGTAATTTAGAAAGTTTCAGTTCATCTTTGGATACCGTTTTTGTATCTGAAGTAGAATTTGGAACATATACCGGTTCTTTACATTCATTTACATCATCAGTAAATTCAACAACCGCTTCTCATAATGGAAGATTAATTTCGTTAGAAGCGACAACTGCTTCTTTAAATGTTGCAACTGCAAGTTTATTTGTATCATCATCTCAACTTACATCATCATTATCTCAAATTTCCGCATCGTTTAATGCTAGAATCAACACTTTCGTAGCGGGAACAGGATTTTTAGATGCATTTACTTTTGAAAGTTATACTCACTCTTTACACACCCACACTAGTTCAGTAAATTCATATACATCATCTGCAGATGGTAGGTTAAGCGCATTAGAATCATTTACATCATCATTAGATGCAACTTATGCAACTGATGCTGATGTTACTTCATTAAGAGGAACGTTGAACACATACACATCTTCTAACGATAGTAAGATTGGTTCAATTTATACTGCAACAAGTAGTTTAAATTCTTACACCGCATCTAATGATTCCACAAATACCGCACAAAATAATAGATTAAATGCATTAGAATCATTTACTTCATCATTGGATGCGGTTTTTGCATCGGATGCTGATGTAACATCATTAAGAGGAACTTTAAATTCATATACTTCTTCTAATGATGGAAAAATTAACTCAATTTATTCCACAACTGAAAGTTTAAATTCTTATACTGCATCTAATACAGCTAATATAAATTCAATCAATTCTACATTGAATAGTTTGAATTCTTATACATCATCAAACAATGGTGTAATTAGTAATTTGAGTGCATATACTTCATCAAATATATTGAACATAAATGCTATTCATACTGCTACTGCAAGTTTGAATACATTTACTTCATCATTTACCTTAAATTTAAATGCGATTCATTCGACAACTGCGAGTTTGAATTCTTATACTGCATCTAATACAACAAATATTAATGCAATTCATACTTCAACAAGTAGTTTAAATGCATATACGGCATCTAATAATTCAAATCTTTCTGCTCTCAATACCGCAACCGCGAGTTTAAATTCATTTACATCTTCTATTAATACAACAATTAAGACGAGATTAGATGCGGAGAGTGTGGTTAGTGGTTCATCACAAATTACTTTAGCATCTACCACAGGATTTGGTACATATATAAATCAATCTCTATTAACTACTTCCGATGTTAGATTTAATTCATTGGGTGTTGGGATGGCTGCATCTGCTACTCCAGGAAGAATAGATGCTACAAATGATATAGTTGCATACTCTTCATCAGATAAAAGATTTAAAACTAATATAATTCAAATAGGTTCTCCTATCCAAAAAGTGAAACAAATTGGAGGATATGAATTTGATTGGATTCCAAATATTGAACATGGATACGAAGGGCATGATGTAGGTGTAATCGCACAAGAAATTGAAGCGGTTGTACCAGAATTGGTTACTACGAGAGAAAGTGGATACAAGGCTGTTAAATACGATAAACTTACTGCACTCCTAATAGAAGCAATCAAAGAGCAACAAAATACAATTGAAAAATTGGAGGAGAGAATTAGTAAATTGGAAGCAGGAGAGTAATCATATTTAATATATCCTCTTTCTCATATTTATATTAGTTAAACACTAAATAATTTATTAATTCAAATGGCAGCAGGTAAATATTCATTTTCAATAGAGCAGGGAGCGACTTATCGATTTTCTATCGAATACACCGATGCTTCTGGATCAGCTATTGATTTGCAGGGATATAATATGAAAATGCAAATTCGTTCTGATTATGCTGATAATTCAAATACTTTATACGCAACATTAACTGATATAACTTCTTCAATTGCAAGAACAGGAAGTTATTTATGGTTTACCGGAAGTGCTGGAACTGGAAGTGAAGGGACAGCATCGGCAGCCGGACAAGGTCAAATAGGAGTTTATTTGAATGCGGATACAACTGCTGATTTTACATTTGAGGAAGCATATTATGATATAGAATTATATAGTGGCGATGAAGTTTACAGATTATTAGAAGGTGTGATTACCAACAAAAAAGAAGTAACTAGAATTTAATAATGGCTAGTAATAAAGTAATTATAAATAGTGAGGCAAATTCCGTAGTTATTTCTGAACCAGTTGGTGGTTCTAGAATAGTAAAAGTAATTGCAGCCGGTCCGCAGGGAGCTAGAGGTGAAGGGTTTAATACCGTATCATCATCTTTAAATGCCCGATTAGATATATTAGAAGATTACAGCGGTTCTTATACGGGTTCATTTAGTGGTAGTTTCTTTGGTAATGGAGGTGGATTGGTTAATATTCCTGCAGCAGGAATAGTTGGATTACAATTAAATCAAATAGCGAGTGGTGATGTAACTGCATCCGTTAGTAATGGTTCAACTGCATTCAGAATATTTGATAGTGGAAGTGATTTATTAAAGTTAGATGATAGCGGAAAACTTTGGGTAACGGGATCGGTAAGTGCATCATTAATATTTGGACAAGTAGTAAGCGGAAGTGAATTAATATTTAGTAAATTAAGCACATCACAAAGTTCGGAATCACAATTAGTAATTGGAAATTCGTTTGGTGATTATGTAAACAAACAAACTACTATTTTTAAAAATGGTGATGTTATATTAAGTGGAAGTTTAATTTTGGAAAAAAAGAATACAATTCCACCCGTAGAAGGAGGACTATTCTTTTCCTCATCAAACGAATTTTATCTTGGTTTTAGTTAAATTGAAAATGTTATATATTTATACGTGTTACGATAGACCCCAATAAAAAGTAAATAAAAGAAGATGGCAATTTGGAAAAAAGTCATAGTATCCGGTTCGATAGCAGAACTAAATACCGTATCGGCATCATTAGCAGTAGTTGTTGGTGCAAATGGATACAATAAAATAGGTGTAGACCAAGCGACAACAAAATTATCCGGTTCGTTTACCGGTTCGTTTAAGGGTGATGGAAGTGGTTTGACAGGATTAGTAACCACTTTAGGAATTACTGGTTCAGATAATACATTTAGTTCAGTTGATTTATTAACACAAAACTTAACTGTTCAAGGTGTTAATACTGAAATTAATACTACAATTAGTGGACAAACCCTAACAATTGGTTTAGTTGATAATCCTTCAATCACCGGTGATATTACAATTGGTGGTAATACTATTAGTTCATCAACTGATACCGCGATAGAATTAACCGGTACTAATGTTGAAGTTAGAGGTGATTTAACTGTAACAGGAAATGATATCAAATCATCAACTGGTGCTACAAACATTACTCTAACTGCTAATACTTTAACTACTTTTGCGGGGGATATAAAAGTAAATGGTAATGATATTAGTTCATCAACCGCAACTGCATTAACATTAGATGGTGAAAATGTAAAAGTTGTTGGTGATTTAACCGTAGGTGGGAATGATATTAAATCTAGTACTGATGCAACTGCAATCACATTAAGTGGGGCAAATGTAAGTATGCCAGGTAACTTAAGTGTTAGTGGAGATTTAACTGTAACAGGTGATTTAACTTATTTGAATGTTACCAATTTAGCAGTAGAAGATAAATTTATACTCCTAAATAGTGGTTCAACTGATCCTGATGAAGCCGGTTTAGTAGTTGATATGGGAGGCGGAAGTGGTTCTGCTTACGCATTTGATTCAGCAACATTAAGATGGGGTTTCACTGGTTCATTAGAACATAATTCAACATCATTTGTACCCGATGCATTCGTAGCATCTGTAATTACATCGGATATAGCAGCATACCAAAAAGTTGGAAACATAAGAGTTGAAAGTGGAGAAATTTATATATACGTTTAATAATAATACAAATTAGGTTATGGGAATTTTTACAAAAAACCAAAAGGTTACTCCTTCGGAATTAGATAATAAGGAAGGATTACAAGAAGAACAAGTTGTTGAACCGAAGAAACCGAAACAAAGTGGTGGAGTAGATTTAACAATAGAAGAGTTTGAGTATCTCTTCAGTTTAATTAAAAACTCAACATTTAAGGGTACTGAATTAGAAATTATTTACAGTATTATTCTTAAATTACAAAAGAGATATTTAGAGAAGAAACAATAACCAAAAGGTTATTGTTTTTTTTTATCTAATAAAAATAATTATAATATTTATTGTTGATATTGTTGGCCCGAAAGGGAAGTGGGCATTCGTAAAGATTGTAACCAACCGCGATAGAAGAAGATTTATTTAAAAAGACTCATAATGGGTACTCACCATAGTGTGTCATTCTTATATTCTATCCAACCCTTTTTTTCCAACGATACTAATCTCAAATTGTAGTATTAAATGCCAAATTGGAAAAAAGTCATTGTAAGTGGTTCGGATGCATCCCTTAGTAATTTAGAAGTAGATTATAATATAACCGCATCATTTTTTACCGGAGCTTTCAAAGGAGATGGTAGTGAATTAACTAATATAGCATTTGATGATGGTTTGCCTGATAATGGGTATGATTACAATATACCCGATTTCAATGCAATAAATGACCATCAAACGGGTTCACAAGTTTATATTTTAGATTTCCAAAACGAACCTTTAGTAGGAACACCGGTAGGAGAAATAACTTGGATTGCAAACAGCACCGGCGCATCTCAATTATTACCAACAAACAATGGTGTATATATTGTAGCAAATGATGCGTTAGTTGGATTATTTACATCTAATGGATATAGTGGAAGTATAGTAGGAATTGGAAACGTAATGAATTTCAGTTCTTCGGTAGATAGTAGAATTAATGATTTAGGAGGAGCAGGAGGGGTAGTATCAGGTTCTATACAAATAGTCAATTTAGGATTTTTACAAACTTCATCTTTTAACACATTTACTTCATCATATATAACAACATCTGGATCATTAGATACTCGATTAGATGTTTTAGAGGCATATAGTGCATCTCAACAAGTTCCTACATCATCATTTTCATTTAGAACTACTCAAACGGATGTTTATTGTAAAAACTCATCTGGATATCAAATTGATAAAGGAATGGTAGTTAGAATTACAGGTTCAGTTGGCGATAATCCATTAATTGTAACTGCTAGTTGGAATAGTGAATTAACCTCTGCTAATACTTTAGGAATAGCTACTGAAACTATTGCAAATAATGCATTTGGAATGATAATTACCGAAGGTATATTAGTAGGAGTTGATACTCAAGGAATGACTGCCGGTCAACTTATTTATTTAGGAGCAAATGGAGCTTTTACAACAACTGTTCCAACACCATCATTTCATAGTGTAAGATTAGGTGAGGTATTAAGAGTGCAACAAAACAATGGTTCAATATATGTTAGAGTAGATAATGGTGCGGAACTAGAAGAATTGCATAATGTAATAGATACTTCTACTGATGCATCGTATGGTGATTTATTAGTAAAAAGTGGAAGTCTTTGGAAAAACTCTAAACAATTAACAGGTTCTTATTCAATAACAGGTTCATTAAATTTTAATGGAAATGGTTCGATGATAACTTTACCAAATCATTCATCGGCTCCATTATCACCTCAATCGGGTTCGTTATATTTTAACACAACTGATTTTCATTTCTATGGTTGGAATGGAAGTATTTGGAAACAATTGGATAATTAAATCAATAGTTACAAAAACGATATTTATATAATATAAAAAAAGAATAAATTAAAAATAGATGGCACTTAAATTTAGAAGAGGTTCAACAGCAGATAAATCAGGTTCATTAGCATTTGGAGAACCATATGTTAATACCTCATTAGGAACTTTACAAATAGGAGGTAATAATGGTGATATAACCCTCTTAATAAATTCATCGTCACAAGGAATTTCCGGTTCATCTTTGGACATTACCGGAAATGCAAAAATCGATGGTAATTTAACGTTGGGTGGTAACATCACAATTGGTGATCAAACTTCGGATACCGTTGCGGTAAATGCAAACCTTAGCTCATCTATTATCCCATCGCTTACAAACACTTTTGATTTAGGTAGTGAAACAAAAGCGTGGAGAGACCTTTATATCTCAACTGGTTCAATCAAAATTGTTAATCCAGGAACAAACACAGTTGTTGGAACTCTAACATCAAATGCTAGTGGTGATTTTAAAGTAAGTGGTGAAGTAAGTGGTTCGACAATTGCAGGATTGGGAAATGCTCAACAATATAGTTCTTCGGTTAATAGTAGATTAGATAGTATTCAAACTACAACTGCTTCTTTAATAGGAAGAGTAAATTCATTAGAAACAAAGAGTGGAAGTTTAGAACAATCATTCCATACTTATTCCTCTTCATTAAACACTTATACCGCATCTAATAATACAACTAATAATACTCAAAATAGTAGATTAACTGCAATCGAAGCTACGACAGCAAGTTTAAACACTTATACTGCTTCAAACGATGCTACTAATACAACTCAAAATAATAAGTTAGGTTCATTAGAAAGTGTTAGTAGTAGCCTATTAACTTTTTCTTCATCAGTAGCAAATGCAATTGAATTTACTGGTTCTTCAGTAACATTGAAAGGAGACCTTTTAGTTAAGGGAACAACTACTTCAATCAACTCTACAACCGTAGACATAGGAGATAATATAATCTCCCTAAATGGAACAGGTGCTACAAATGGTGGTATAATCGTAAGAGATGCTACTGGTGGAACAACAACATCAGGTTCTTTATTATGGGATACTACAAATGATTATTGGAAAGCAGGAGCAGTTGGAAACGAAGACAGATTAGTATTGGCAAATGAATTTAATACTTACACATCTTCTAACAATACAACTAACACATCACAAAATGGTAGATTAGATGGATTAGAAAGTTTTTCAGCGAGTGTAAATAGCACAACTGCATCTCAACAAATAGCACAAAATGCACAAAATGTAAGATTAAATGCTTTGGAAACTTCAACGGGAAGTTTAAACACTTATACTGCATCTAATGATTCAAATAATAATACACAAAATAATAGATTAAGTTCATTAGAAACTGCGAGCGGAAGTATAAGAAGTGATTTTAATTCATTTACTTCTTCTAATGCAGGAACTAACGATAGTCAATCTTTGAGAATTAATGCATTAGAAACTGCAAGTGGAAGTTTGAATTCTTATACTGCATCACAGGATAGTAGAAATACTTTATTATTTACTGCAACTTCTTCGTTGAACTCATATACCGCATCCAATAATACAAACATTAGTGCGATTCATACCTCAACTGCAAGTTTAAATTCATATACCGCATCTAATAATACAAATATTAGTGCTATTCATACCTCAACTGCTTCATTAAACTCATTCACATCATCTATCAACACTACTATTAAAAGTAAATTAGATGCTGATAGTGTAATAAGTGGTTCTTCGCAAGTAACTATTTCAAATACAACAGGGTATTCAGCATTTAGTTCATCTATTGCCGCTATACCAAATGCATTAAGTAGTTCAGTTGCTGTAACAAATGCTTCGCAAGATAGTAGATTAAATTCTATTGAAGGGGTAAGTGGAAGCTATGCAACAACCGGAAGTAATATATTTCAGGGTAATCAAGTAATTACCGGTTCATTATATATTTCACAAGATTTAGTTGTTGCAGGTTCATCTTCAATTCAAAATATTAGTTCATCTGAATTAAATGTTGGGACAAATATTGTAAAAGTAAATGCATTGAATCCATCTATTCGTTTTGGTGGATTATCAGTAATTGATAGTGGGTCATCACCACAAGTTTCTGGTTCATTATTATTTGATTCGATAAATGACCAATGGATATATGTTCATCAGGCAGTAGCTGGGGCATCAATTACTTCTTCAGTATTGTTAATGGGGCCTCAATCATACGATTCTTTAGGTTCAGAATTATATCCTACCACAAATAGATTAGTAAAATCGGTAAACGCTGAACATTTAGGAGATAGTAATATTAGTGATACCGGAACAAAAGTTTCTATAAATTCAAATACTGAGATAACAGGATCAATAGTTTCAACTGTAACACCATTAGTATCAGGTTCTTCTCAAATCAATGGTACTCAAATCACAAACAATACGATTACAATAGCAGGAAATTCAACTGCATTAGGTGGAAGTATAACCGCGGCTACTATATTAAGTGGAACAGGTGTATTCTCTGGTTCAGCACAAATAACAACTTTACCATCGGTAGATACTGATGATTTGGTTGAAGGTGTAACAAACAAATACTATACTGATACAAGAGTAAAAACTAAATTGAATGCTGATAATGTGTTATCAGGTTCTTCACAAGTTTTCTCTGGAATTAGTGGTGACGTTTTAATTGCATCAAATGGTGTTGCGACAATTCAAGCGAATTCAGTAGCATTGGGTAGTGATACAACCGGTGATTATGTAGCAAGTTTGGTAGCGGGAACAAATATAACTCTTTCAAACAATAGTGGTGAGGGAGCAACTCCTACAATTGGATTAACTAATAACTCAATCACAATCGCGGGGCAATCAACATCATTGGGTGGAACGATTACTGCGGCAACAATTGGTAATGCGATTGGGGCATTTAGTGGTTCATCACAAGTGGCTCATAACTCAACAACGGGATATGAAGCGAATAGACACATTGACCATAGTGCGGTTTCTATTAGTGCAGGAACAGGTTTGACAGGAGGGGGTGATATAACTACAACAAGAACTCTTTCAATCGATTCAACTGTTGCTACTTTGACTGGGGCACAAGTTCTTACTAATAAAACAATTAGTGGAGCATCGAATACACTTTCAAATATAGGTAATGGTTCTCTTACTAACTCTTCGGTGACTGTAACCGCAGGAACGGGATTAAGTGGTGGAGGAGCCGTATCATTAGGAAGTTCAGTAACTTTATCAAATGCGGGTGTAACCTCTAATGTTGCCGGAACAGGTATTTCAGTAAGTGGTGCAACCGGAGCAGTAACAATTACAAATACCGGTGTTACTTCAGCAGTAGCTGGGACGGGAGTTGGTGTAAGCGCAGGAACCGGTGCCGTAACAATTTCAATTGGACAAGCAGTAGGAACTTCATCAAACGTTCAGTTTAACTCATTAGGAGTTGGGATGGCCGCATCTGCTACCGCTGGTAGAATTGATGCAACAAACGATGTTGTGGCTTATTCATCTTCAGATAAGAGATTTAAAGATAACATAAAACCTATTGAAAATCCATTAGAAAAAATTAATAGAATTAGTGGTAACACATTTGATTGGAAAGAGGAAAATAAAATAGAACATGGTTATGAAGGAAATGATGTAGGTGTTATCGCACAGGAAATTGAAGCAGTATTACCACAATTAGTTCAAACAAGAGAAAGTGGATATAAGGCAGTTAAATATGATAAGTTAGTCGCTTTATTGATTGAAGGTATAAAAGAACAGCAAATTCAAATCAACGATATGAAAGTTGAAATTGAAAATTTGAAGAAACAAAAAGGTTTATAATAAATGTTTGATGTATATTTTACCACAGGAATAGGTAAAATCAATACCGGAGTAGATATTTGGGTAAATAATTGGTTGAGTGAAATAAGTAAAGACTTAGACACTCAACCGGTTTTACTTATTTATAGAAACAAACCAATTGATTTTAATTTTGAAATACCGATAGAACATTATTGGTATAACGATGAAAGTGGGAATCATAAAGATATATTTGAAGAAAAATTTAGAGAATGTAGAAGATTAAATATTCTACATGCTCATTATACACCATTAGAATTAATAGAAGAAAATTTAGATAAATTATGGAGTTATGTAATTCATAATGATTTATCTAAAGTTTATGTTCAAAGTGGATTATCGGATTTACAATTTGGTTGGATACCACATTATTCGAAGGAATGGGAAAATAAAATTTTAGTTGGTGCTAAAAATAAAATGTGGGTAGGATTGTATGAATTGCATGAAGATGTGTTTAAAGGATATGTTTCGATACCATCTTATTACCAATTTATCCAAAATAAAGAGTTATCAAATTCAAATAAAATAGGATTTACTTCAAGATGTGAAGTAAGAAAAAATCCACATTATTTAGATGGATTAGAAGGTTTTATGTTTACGAATATAAGACCTTTTCAAAAAACTTGGAAAAAGGAATACGATTTAGATTTTTCGAAGTTAAAAAAGATTCAATTTGAGAGCGAATATAGTGATAGGTATTATGAAATGGATTGGGGAATTTCACACTCTGCTTTTAATGCTGAACCATTTGGGTATTCTATATTTCAGAATGTGGATTGGGGAAAGTTACCTATTTTAAGTGAGGATTGGTGTGTTGATATAAATTATAAATTCAGAGCTGATAGTAAAAGAGAATTTGTAAATATTTATAAGAGTATCATACAATTATCTTATGAGGAAAAAGTTGAAGAGTTCAATTCTTTAAAATCGCAACTCATAAATAAGTTTAGTGATAGCACAAATTGGAAAACAAAATTATTAAATATATACAATGCCTAGAGTAAATGGAAATACCCTTTCATTAGGAAATCTTAAAGTGGCAACAGCAGCGGCTGCAAGTTCACTATCTTCTGCAGCAGGAACTACATCAGGACCAATAGCAATGTCACAATTCGGTATTGATTCGGTTGATTCAATAAGTGGATTTACATACGTTAAAGAATCTACCGGTGAAACTTTTACATTAGGATTTACTGATGCAGGTAGTCGTTTTTTAAGCCGTATAGGTAGTGTAACTAATAACTTTACTTGGTCTTTATCAGTAGGTGCAGAATTTTCAATTCAAGCAAATCCTCCATATAATCCAACCGTAACCGCGAATGGAATAGGAAACTCGTCTACTTTGGCGGCACCTACTGCGAGAACACTTTCGGTAAGATTTAGGGATACATTTAATGACCACGCAACAGGATATGATACCGTAAAAGATAAGACTGTTTATAATGTAGATGATTATGCGGGTGCGAGTGGATTGTGTTTACATTTAGATGAAGATGTTTTAATGGCAGATGGAACGACAAAGAAAGCGGGTGATTTAGTAGAGGGTGATATAGTTCGTTCTTACTACCCACCGCATGTTGATACCCTTACCGATTTTAACTTTTATGATTGGACTTATTATACCGCAGGTGGAATAATGGTCGATTCATATGTTAAAGATGTGGCATATACATTTGTGGATAGATGGAACATTGTAACAACAGATAGCGGTTCGGTGAAAGGAAATGGTGAACACCCTATGATGGTTTTTGATATAAACGAAGAAGTTTACAAATTTAAACCATTAGGATTAATTCAAGAAAACGATAGATTTATTAAAGTAAATTTAGATGGTAGTATTGAAGAGGTAAATGTGGTATCAAATACCGTTCAAAACACTACAATAGAGGTTGTTTCAATAGACGTTGAAGAAGTGGATACTTACATAGTAAATGGATTCGTAACCCATAATAAGGGAGCAAACTCATTTGCGGGGTATTCTATTTCAACCACACCAACCGTATCAGTATCAACCGTAACTATTGGGGGTGAAACTTATAGAAGATTAACTCTTTCCCCAAATAATGCAGTAACTTCACCTGGTTCAACTGCAATTACCGCGAACTATTCTTATGAAATACAAATTGCATCAGATAGTGGATTTGGAAGTGTCTTAGCTAACGTATCTTCATATAGTTCTAATACATACGATTACAAAAGTGGAACTGCAATCTATGCTAGGGCTAAGTTAAACTTCGCTGGATTACAAACGGCATTCGGTTCAGCAGGAAACGGATAAAAATAATCAGAAATATTTTCCGAAAATAGGTATAAATATGTGGTTAGTGAAAAAACCTAATATTTATACATATACATTTTATTATATAAACACGCACAAAAATGGAAGTTAAAAAGTTATCGCAAGAAGAGTTACAAGAAATCAATCAAATCAGAAGTGAATACACTACTTTGTATGCTAACATCGGTTTGATTCAGGTAAAAATCAACGAATTGGAAGGGGAGAGTTTAGCCTATTACCAGAGTTTAGAATCTTTGAAATTGAAAGAAACCGAAGTATTTGAAAAACTTAAATCAATTTATGGTAATGGAACAATAGATTTGGAAACCGGAGAATTTAGACCAACAGACGAATAAATGTTGTTTCGTTGTGGATTTTAATATTTATTATAAGATTAACTCAAGAAATTAAATTAGAATTAATATGGCAGAAAAAATTGTATCACCTGGTGTTTTTACGAGAGAAAACGACCTTTCTTTCTTACCACAGGGTATATCACAAATAGGTGCGGCGATAGTTGGGCCGACAGAAAAAGGGCCAGCATTCCAACCAACCCTAATCCAAACACAAGCAGAATATGAGGCTATTTTTGGAACTCCTAAAGATTATTATACCGGATATGCGGTTCAAAACTATCTTAGAGATGCAGGTGCTGTAACCGTAGTAAGAGTAGCGGGAGTAAGTGGTTATTCATTAACTACTGCTTATGAAGTAATTGCCTCTTCTGGTTCAACATCGGCATCGATAGCTATTTTGGCACCAGCTACAAGTTCAAATGATGTAGCACCTTTATTAGAAGGTGGTGTTAATGGAGCTTTTAGAGTATCGGGATCAGGATTGACCGCAGTGAGTGCTAGTGTTATTAAAGCAGATTCAAATACAATTGATGATATATTCGGTGAAACTCCATTTTTCGGAAAGAAACTATATGCATATAATTTCTTCGATATAAGAGAAGCTGGTTCTGCACTAAGTGCTAGTTTTGGAGCGGCATCACTTTCACAAATTACTTTAAGTTTCGCATCAGCATCCACACAAGATTTTAGTGGAACTGCTGATTTACCTGCATATAGTGGAGCAAATACACCTTGGATTTTATCTCAAACATATAATGGTAATAGATACAATTTATTTAAAGTACATACATTAGCAGATGGCGAAGGTGAGAATACAAGATTTAAAATTCAAATCAGTAATATAAAATCATCTAATGGAACTGATTTTGGAACTTTCTCTTTATTGATTAGAGCTTATGCTGATACTGATAAGAGAAAGAGTGTATTAGAACAATACAATAATCTAAATTTAGATCCTACCTCTCCAAACTTTATAGCTAGAAGAATCGGTGATAGAACTATTACAATCGATGCTAATGGAAAGATTACTGAAAATGGTAATTATTCAAATAGAAGTAAATACATAAGAGTGCAGGCAGCGGATGAAGGAACTTATCCTTTAACCGCGATTCCATTTGGACATGCTGGATACGATGTTCCATTTAATGTGGCAACTCCTTCTAGATTCCCAATTGTAACTTACACTTCCGCATCATTAAACTCAACTGTATTCTCTAGTGGTATTGATTACGCAATTACAAATAATAAAAACTATTTCAAACCTCTTCCTGCAAATACAACAACGGGTTCAAATAAAGTGTTTGCATTAGATGGTAGTGGTTCTAATTCAGTTTCAAATGAATATAATATTAATGTAACATCAGGTTCTTCGGAAACAAATAATTCAATTCACATCGCAGAAAGAAACTTTGTTGTGGCTTTGCAGGGAGGATTTAATGGACAAAACCCTACTGTAACAATTAAAAAGGGAGCAGATATAAATGGGACTAATACACAAGGATTTGATTGCTCCACCTCAACAGCAGCAGGCTCAGTATCATATGCAAAAGCATTAAACGCCATTTCAAATCAGGATGAATTTGATATAAACTTATTAATTACACCTGGTATCATAAGACAGTGGCATCCTTATGTAACAACTAAAGCAATTGATGTTTGTGAAACGAGAGAAGATGTATTCTATATTGCTGATTTCGCTGGAGCAGATGCGACAATTGCTGAAGTAGTTGAGCAGGCAGCAGGAGAAGATACTAACTATGCCGGAACTTACTACCCTTGGATTAAAACAATTGATGTAAATACAAATAAATTAGTAGCAGTACCACCTTCAGTATTAATGGCAGGAACATTTGCACAAAATGATAGATTGGGTGCAGAATGGTTCGCACCAGCAGGTTTGAATAGAGGTGGAATTAGTGGAGCTGTGCAAGTAGTAAATAGATTAACGCAATCTGAAAGAGATACATTATACGAAAGTAAAGTAAACCCAATTGCAACATTTCCTGGACAAGGTATTAGTGCATTCGGACAGAAAACTTTACAAGATAAAGCATCTGCATTAGATAGAATTAATGTAAGAAGATTGTTAATTAACTTAAAGAAGTTTGTAGCATCAACATCAAGATTCTTAGTATTCGAACAAAATACTGCACAAACTAGAAGTAAATTCTTAAACACTGTAAACCCTTATTTAGAGAGTGTTCAACAAAGACAAGGTTTATACGCGTTCAGAGTGGTTATGGATGAAACAAATAATACACCAGATGTAATAGATAGAAACATTTTAGCTGGAGCTATCTTCTTACAACCTGCAAAGACTGCGGAATTCATTACAATTGATTTCAACATTCTACCGACAGGAGCAACATTTAATGTATAATTTGAATAAAAGTAATATTTATATAAAAGATTAATATAACATGGCAGAAGTATTAGAATTTAACGAGATGTTCTATACGAACTTCGAACCAAAGATGAAGAATCGTTTCATCTTCGAAGTTGACGGTATCCCTTCATATTTAGTAAAGGCTGGTAACAGACCTACAATTCAATTTGAAAAGGTAACATTAGACCACATCAACATCAAAAGACAGTTAAAAGGTAAAGGTGAGTGGCAAGATTTAGAAATCACTCTTTATGACCCAATTGTTCCATCAGGAGCACAGGCGGTAATGGAGTGGGTAAGAACTTCTCACGAATCTTTGACAGGTAGAGATGGATATGCTGAATTTTACAAAAAAGATGTAGATTTCTATATGTTAGGGCCAGTAGGTGATAAGATTGAACAATGGAAATTAAAAGGAGCATTTATATCGCAAGCTAACTTTGGTGAATTAGATTGGGCGAATGCAACTGACCCGGCAATGATTACCGTAACTTTAACTTACGATTACGCAATATTGGAATTCTAATTACTCTCAATATACATTTCAAAAGGGATACTCAAAAAGTATCCCTTTTTTTGTCATAACTGATTGATTTTCAATAAAAAATTTTTAAAAATATTTTACAAAATGCTTGGAAAATCCAAATATATTTATTATATTTACTATGTAATAAGAGATGAGAGATAACCCTAACCCCCTAAAAATATGAACGACTTCGATTTCTTCACCGTCAATGCTTCCTCTAACCGAATCACTTCGTTGATGAAGCTACCAAATGTAAAACGTAGTAACATTGAACATAGAGTACACTATGGTAGTGGTAAGTTCCCTACCCACCTCTATAAGGTAACGCTTGGTTATTATGATGTGATGGAGTTTGGACACTTCGGAGCGAGAGAAAGAGCTAATAAACATATAGAGGATGTATTGGCTACAAAGCCTGATAATGTTATAATGAGTTTGAAATTTTACTCCAGAGATTAAAAATAAATATGAGAAAATGCTTGGAAAATCCAAATATATTTACTACCTTTATTATGTAATCAAAAGAGATAAGTTATGAAAAATATGATTGATGTAGAATTAACCGAATTGGAACTTAAAGTAATGGAATCTTATGTTTCAATGTTGTACGCTGAACCGGGTTTTTCCGATGTAGATGCGAAAGATATAAGTGAGGATATAGGAATCTCAACCAAAAGTGTTAGAGGTGCGTTGGGTTCGTTGGTTAAAAAAGGAATCATTAGTTTAGATGAGAATGATAGTGGTTATGTTATTATTTACTTAAACAATGCTTATTGGTATTTGGTAAATGAGAATTGGGCTGCTGAAGCTAATATGTATTTGTAATAAAATTTAAAACTTAAAATATAAAAGATATGAACTATTCAGAATTATCAAAATTATCAATTGAAGAATTGCGTAGTATTAATTCGTTAGTAGTGGATTTAATTAAACAAAAACGAACCATTGCTTCATTAGAGAAAAAAGTGGGGTTGAGAGTTGGTATGAATGTTAGGGTAAATCACCCTAAGTTGGCTGGTAAGGAGTTATCTATTAATAAGATTAACCGAACCAAAGCCACTTTAAGTGTAAAGAGTGG